CCTGACATTCATTGTCGGGCCTAACGGGTGGCTGATGCCATGGGGTGATGTTATCCGCAACCCACTCAAGGCGCAGCGACTGGCTGAGGAATATCTCAACAGGCAGGAGGCGGCATGACCGGGAAATACTCGCTTATCTACGCCGATCCGCCTTGGTCCTACGGAAACACCATCAGCAATGGTGCTGCGGAAAACCACTACGGCACCATGAAGCTGATCGACATTAAGCGGCTGGCGGTGTGGGATTTGGCCGCTGAAAACTCAGTGCTGGCGATGTGGTACACCGGCACGCATAACCAGGAAGCTATTGAACTGGCCGAGGCCTGGGGCTTTACGGTGCGCACCATGAAGGGCTTTACGTGGGTCAAGCTGAACCAGCTGGCAGAGGTCCGCATCAACAAGGCGCTGGCCGAGGGTGAAGTCACCGACTTTTACGACTTCCTCGACCTGCTGAACGCAGAAACGCGCATGAACGGCGGAAACCACACCCGGGCGAACACTGAGGATCTGCTGATCGCCACCCGCGGTGCAGGACTTGAGAGGATGAATGCCGGTATCAAGCAGGTGGTTTACAGCCCGCTCGGTGCCCACAGTGAAAAGCCGTGGGAAGTTCGCCACCGGCTTGAGTTGCTGTATGGCGACGTGCCGCGCATCGAGTTGTTCAGTCGCTGCGGTGCGCCGGGGTGGGATCATTGGGGCAACCAGTGCCCGACGTCAGCGGTTCAGTTGCTGCCAGGCTGCGCGATCGGCGTGATGAAAACGGAGGCAGCATGAAGAAGATGACCGTTGAGCAGGAGAACGTGATGCTTTCTACTGCAAAGCGCTGCAGCGATGAGATGAAGGCTGAACTGGCGAAGAAGCCAAAGCCGAAATTCGACGCTGTCAGCAGGCCACTACTGGCTAAGCACTTCGAGAAGATAAAGGGACTTGGTGTCCCTTTTTTATTATTCGTCTACACGATTGGTCGGATCAACGGCCAATTCAGGGAGCACTGACCATGGCAGATTTTGCAGACGACGCATCAGCAGTCGAAGAATTACAGCGTAATGCTGCGTTGAGTGCTCACCGGATTAACCGTGATGCGGTATCGGCAACGCACTGTAGCGATTGCGGATATGCGATCCCGGAGTTGCGCCGGGCGAAGGTTCCTGGATGCCAGCGCTGCGCCAGTTGCCAGCAGGATAGCGAGCTTCGCCAGAAGCAAGGGCGGTGACTATGGCGGCCTACTACAACGAGATTGATTCTTATGCAGCTCAATGGTTGCGTAACCTGATCGCCGGCGGTCACATCGCGCCAGGCGAAGTTGACGAACGGAGTATTGAAGATGTCACACCTGACGACCTGCGAGGATTCACCCAGGTACACATGTTTGCAGGGATTGGAGTCTGGTCGTATTCCCTCCGCCTCGCCGGATGGCCTGACGATAAACCGGTCTGGACAGGTTCCTGCCCGTGCCAGCCTTTCAGCGCGGCAGGCAAAGGAGATGGGTTTGCTGACGAGCGGCACCTTTGGCCAGCCTTCTTCCACCTCATCAGCGAGCGCAGACCTCAGCATGTCTTTGGCGAGCAGGTTGCAGCTGGTAACGCAAACGCATGGTTCGACCTTGTACAGGCAGACCTGGAAGGAGTGGACTACGCCTTCGGGCTTGTGCCGTTTACGTCAGCGAGCATCGGTGCTCCGCACATCAGAGAGCGAGCCTACTGGGTGGCCCACGCCAACAGCGAAATCGACGACCGGCGCGGGAACGTCCGGGCGAATGGGTGGAATGAATATTCAGACGGCTGTAACCCTGGCAAGCTGGCCGACTCCAACCACGATCGACAACAATCAGGTCGCGGGACATGCGGCAGCGGCAAATGCGCCAAAGCGGGGATCCACATTGGGCGGAGCCTCGAGGCTTGCGGGCTGGGTGACTCCAACGTCGCGGGATTGGAAGGATTCTGCGGGGATGACGGCTCAGCGGGATGGAAAGGACAGACTGGACCAGCTACCGCGCCAGGCGTACACATGCGGCCCCTTGAGGTTAACGGTTTTTGGCGTGATGCAGACTGGCTCTTATGTCGAGATGGCAAATGGCGTCCAGTTGAACCCGGCACATTCCCGCTGGTTGATGGGGCTGCCGCACGCCTGGGACGAGTCGAGTCCGGGGTGGCAAGAATGGCAAGCAGCAACCGCACAGGCAGGCTCAGAGGTTACGGAAACGCCATAAACGCACAGGCGGCGGCCGCTTTCATCAGTGCTTATATGGAGTCAGCCAATGTTCAAACTAATCCAGCGCGGCCAGATATTCGCTGACCAGCATAACTGGCCCGTAATTATTCATTCCACCACATCAGAAGTGGTCCGCTACTGGCGACAGGGTCGGATCAACACCGCGTCAATCGACCGATTCAACAATGACTTTGAGCACCTCGACCACCGGGAGGCGGAGCAGATCCGCGCCGAACTGGAGACGAGCGAGCACATTAAACGCCTGCGCGCTATGCGTGCGGCATGAGGAGAGATTATGGACTGGATTAAGTGCAGTGACAGGATGCCCGAGCAGTATGTCGAGGTGCTGGTTTGTTCTGACGATGGAAGCCGATACATCGCGGCACTGAACAGAGCGATGACCTGGGACGATGGCGACTTCTTCGATGATATCCAGAACATCACTCACTGGCAGCCGCTACCTGAGTCGCCAACCACATGACGCAACTGATAGCCAGTTATGAGCTGGCTATTGGGTGCGAATGCACTGCCACGTTATCCCCCTTTCAGCCCTCCATTGCGAGGGCTTCTTTTTTGCCTGGAGAACGCAGTGGAACAATACAGCATCACTCTCAATCAGGCCTGCGCAATGCTGGGCATATCCAGACCGACAGCTGCGAACTGGATCCGCACCGGCAGACTGCAGGCAACCCGAAAAGACCCATCTAAACCAAAATCACCTTACCTCACAACCCGACAGGCCTGCATTGCGGCGCTCAAGTCACCGCTGCATACTGTCCAGGTGAGCGCGGGTGATGGCATACGAGAGGAATTAATATGTCACTCTTCCGCAGAGGTGAAACCTGGTACGCCAGCTTCACATTGCCGGACGGCAAAAGATTTAAGCAGTCTCTTGGGACAAAGGACAAAAGGCAGGCCACGGAACTCCATGACAAGCTAAAGGCAGAAGCCTGGCGGGTGAGCAAGCTCGGTGAAGTGCCTGACATGACATTTGAGGATGCCTGTGTGAGGTGGCTTGAGGAGAAGGCGCACAAGAAGTCGCTGGATGATGATAAGAGCCGGATCGGATTCTGGCTCCAGCACTTCGCAGGCATGCAGCTGAAGGACATCACTGAATCGCGGATCTACGCCGCCATACAGAAGATGACTAACCGGAGGCATGAGGAAAACTGGAAGCTGATGAGCGCGGCGCAGACGAAGAAAGGCAAGGAAACTCCTGACTACGTACCTCGCCCGGCATCGGTGGCGACAAAGGCCACGCACCTTTCGTTTATCAAGGCGCTTCTCCGCGCGGCAGAGCGTGAATGGAAGATGCTGGATAAGGCACCGATCGTAAAGGTTCCCCAACCGAAGAATAAGCGTATCCGGTGGCTGGAGCCGCACGAGGCCAAAAGGCTGATTGATGAATGCCCGGAGCCGTTAAAGTCTGTTGTCGAGTTTGCGCTGGCTACAGGACTTCGTCGGTCGAACATCATCAATCTGGAGTGGCAGCAGATTGACATGCAGCGCCGGGTGGCGTGGATACACCCGGAGCAGAGCAAATCGAATCAGGCCATTGGCGTGGCACTGAATGATACTGCATGTCGCGTGCTGAAAAGACAAATAGGAAGTCACCACAAGTGGGTGTTCGTCTATAAGGAGAGCTGCACCAAGCCGGACGGAACGAAAGCGCCAGCCGTGAGAAAGATGCGGTATGACGCCAACACTGCCTGGCGGGCAGCATTAAAGCGAGCAGGCATTGAGGATTTCAGATTTCACGATCTGAGACATACCTGGGCAAGCTGGTTAGTTCAGGCCGGAGTCCCGATATCTGTACTGCAGGAAATGGGTGGGTGGGAGTCTATCGAAATGGTACGCCGGTATGCACACCTGGCACCAAATCATCTGACCGAACATGCCAAGCAAATCGACTCGATTTTTGGCGATTGCGTCCCAAATCTGTCCCATATGGAAAACAAGGAGGGTACGAATAACACGTAACTGATTGAATTTTCTGGTGCCGATAATAGGAGTCGAACCTACGACCTTCGCATTACGAATGCGCTGCTCTACCAACTGAGCTATATCGGCTTTCAGGAGAGGTACTGCGGTGTAAAAGGGTAAGAAAAAGAGCCCACCTCGTCAACCCCTCCTCTTTTAGTCGTTGATTTTTACACCAACTCGCGCAAAAACCATGCAGAAAAAAGGGCTATTTTCGCCTTTCTTCACATTTTGTGGTTATTTGCCTGCATCGGCGATGCCATCTTACCCCATTTCCCAACAGGATCGGCTATCTTCAGTTTTCATTTTGGCATCAAGCCCCGCCAGAACAGGTCGATAACAATTCTAATCGGAACACAGAAATGCCTGAGAGAGTGGGTACATAATGAATAAATTTTTTGTCACCGATGACATAGCTGGCACGGACCTTGAGCCAAAAAGAACCGCCAGCTTTATCAAACGCGCCCTGCTGCTGATGGTCTCTCTGCTAATGGTGCTGTTTATTATCGCCATCATCGCGCTGCTGACGATTGTGCGAAATATCAATGAAGACAGCGATAAGCACAGCGCCATGCTGCTGCAAAAGGCCATTCATAACCGTGTCGATACCCTCGCGACCCACATTAAAGACTATGCCTGGTGGGGAGAAGCCTACCAGCACCTGCATCCGAAGGTGGATATCGACTGGGCCTATACCCGCCAGAATATGGGCGCGACCCTCTGGCGCGATTTTGAGTACGAAGGGGTCTTCGTGCTGGATGTCAAC